TGCATGGGCGCGAGCACACCCAACGACACGGCGCCGACGATCACACAAGCCATCATCGACCGTACACGGTGGGCGCGCGAGCGGATGACGGCGCTGGCGGCTGACAAGGGCGTGAAGCTGCTGCTCGGAAACTGGATGCCATCCACCAACGCCGTCAAAGCCTACGGCGCAACCGATTCTCTGCGCGTGGCGGAAAACGCGATGCTTGCAGCGAGGTATGCAAACGTGCCGGCGGCGCAACTGATCGACGTGGCGACGCCTGTGAACGGCTCGACGCACGCGAGCGGCCAGATCGAAATATCTGCCACTTACTCGACGGACGGGATTCACCCCAACGAGGCAGGAAATGTGCTGCTTGCCCCTATTGCTACCACGGCGCTTACCAACCTCATGGGGCTGTAAATGAAAACCTCTGACCTGCCTCTCGTCGTATTCTCGCGCGCCACTTTCAAAGCCGAGCGTGATGGTATTTTTGTATTCACTGGCGCCACGTCTACCATCACGATATTCGCCGGCATCGGGTCGGCGGCAGATCAAGGCGAGGATCAACTCGAACTGTGGGTTTTTAAGAATCGCGGCTCAGGCAATCTGACCATCGCAACCACGACGGGCACGTTTTACGACACAGCGTCAGTAGCAACGCTCACCGTGCTGCCGGGCGGCTTCGTGTGGGTGAAGCATGACGGCTCGTTCTTGAGCGTGATAGCCAAGGGCTAAACCCAATCCCCTGCCGGTGGTGATTGACCAAGGCCCGCCCAGCGCGGGCCTTGTCGCATCTGCCCGACCTTGTGGTACAGTCGCGCGCATGAACTTGAGCGACCTGTCGTTCCTGGCCCGTTTCGCAAGGACACCGGACGGACAGGCCCTGCTGCGGATCTTGGAGGCCAGACTGGCTTCTGTGAACGAGACCCTGCTGGGCACGGACGGCAACGACGTGTACCGGTTTCAGGGTCGGGCCAAGCAGCTCCTGGAGCTGTGCAAGGACATCACGGAAGCAGAGCAGCGCCTCGCCCGCGCAGCACCAGCCGCACCGCGGCACCGGTGATTGCGCGTAGCACGGGAATCGCGGTCATCGCATCCCACGAACCGAACCCCGGACGCCCACGGCGGTGGTCCTGGATCGTGGAGAACACATGACGGCTTCACAAGCCTCGAACGAAACCCGGCTTCCTCGTCCCGTTCTGCGCATGAGCGAACAGCTCCGCGAGAAGTTCGAATCGAAGTCAGCACCGGCGGATCCCGCCGCACCAGCCGCAACCGCGGCCCCTGAGAACGTCGAGCAGCCCCTGGGCGACCCGCGCGAGAGCGATGTCGGGTACTGGCGGCAGCGGTTCAAGGTCACCGAAGGCGTTTTGCGCGCCGAACGTGAGCGCAGCCAGACGGCGATCGGGGCCCTGCGGCAGCAGATCAGTGAGATGCAGGAGCAGATCCGTTCCCTGCAAGCCTCGAAGCCCAGCGAAGAGAAGATCGACCTCGCGGCGTACTTCACGCCCGACCAGATCGAGCAGTTCGGCGAGGAACACTGCCAGGCGATGGCCGAAGCAGCAGACCGCGCGTCGAAACGGCAAGTCCAGGCAGCCCTGGAAGCGGAGATCAAGCCGCTGAAGGACCGCCAGAAGGCCGAAGCCGAAGACGCCGCCACCGACCGCCAGCGCAAGTTCTACGACGCGCTCGCGGCCGAGGTGCCCGACTACATGGAAATCGATCAGACCGACGGCTGGCGCGAGTGGCTCGCGCAGGAAGATCCGGCCACCGGCATGGTCCGACAGGAAATCTTGAACGCCCACGCGGGGGCGCAGAACGCGGCCAAAGTCGCGTCGATGTTCAAGCGCTACCTGAAGGAGTCCAAGCCGAAGGCACCTGAGCCTCCGATTGCGCCCCACGGCACGGCCACCAACGCGGGTGGTTCTTCGAACGACGCTCCGGCGCAGGCGCAAGGCGCCCCGAACCGGGCCGAGATCAAGGACTACTACCGGCGCGCGGCATTGGGGAAGGTGAGCGACGCTGAACGGGTGCAGTTCGAGGCGCGGCTGAAGTCGATGCACGGGGCGTGAGCCCCGATCCTGACACCGACTGAAGGAGCATTGCCATGAACGGCGTTGCACGCACCTCCGGAATCACGGACTACGGTCTGGGTTCCACCACCGGCTTCATCCCCGAGCTGTACTCGGGCAAGCTGGTCGAGAAGATGTACAAGACCACCGTGTTCGGTGAAATTGCCTCCACTGACTAAACTTCTGGTCCCTTGACGGGCGACCGTCATTGCAAACCCGGTGAATTGCGGGAACCCTGAGACGGGAATCCGCAGCCAAGCCCCGAATAGGGGAAGGTTCAGAGCATAGAGCCTAGCTCAACGTCTGCGGCCCTCGTGGCCTGAAAGGACAGCAACGTGGATAGAAACGGAAGAGCTATTCTTCTTGGTGTTTGCCTCGCGGATGCGTATTTGAACGTCAGAAAGCGCAAAGCGCCGGACGGAGCCTATAAGTACGAATCGGCCGAGATGCGGGTTGTTCATTCGATTACGCAACTGGAATACTGCAAGCACAAGGCAGAACTTGTTCGTAGCGTGCTTGGCGGGCGGTTTTCGGTCAAGGAATACGACCACAGCCCGCCAGCTATGCAAGGCAAGAGCTACCGAATGTGCGGATTTTCTGTCAGCAACGGGTACTGGAAGACGGTTAAGCCGTGGCTGTACCCGAACGGCAGGAAGACGTACACACGGGAGTACCTCGAAAAATGCGACCTGCACTCCGCGGCGCTTTGGTACATGGATGACGGGCACCTAAGAAAGCACGTCAACACCGAAGGGTGGATTTCATCCTGTGGCATGGACCTGAGCACCATGTGCAGCCAGCAAGAAGCCGAGGTGATCCGAGAGTGGTTCGCTGGCCTTATCGGTATTGAGTGGCGCATTCGGGTTGACCCCCGGTTCGCTGACGACAGAAACCGGTACCTCCAGGTGAACACCAAGGACGCCAGAAAGCTCGGTGAAGCGCTTCTTCCGTTCGCTCACAAGAGCATGCTGTACAAGTTTGCTCACGTTGCCGATCTAGGTTCCACGAGTGCCGGGCACCTCACGTAGGTGATGAGATATGCCGACCTTGCGGGAAAAAAGACCGCAAGAACGTAGGGATAAAAAGCCCTACGGGTAACAAGGTGATGAAGGTGAAATTGCAGGCTACGGCGCGCAGGTGAAGATCCGCACGGTGCCCGATGTGGTCGTTTCCGACTACGTGATCGGCGCCGGGCTGTCGAACCAGTACCCGACCAGCACCGCCGTGACCCTGGCCATCAACAGGGCGAAGTCCTTCTCGATCGCGCTGAACACGGTGGACATGCGCCAGTCGGACCTGGACATGGCGGACATCTTCGCCAACGACGGTTCGATCCAACTGCGCATCGCGGTCGACTCCGACATGCTGGAGACGATCCCGGCGCAGGTCGACGCCAGCAACCACGGCACCGCCGCGGGCGCCGACAGCTCCAGCGTCAACCTGGGCGACTCGTCCACGCCGTACGGCCTGACCAAGACCAACGTCGTCGACTTCATCGTCGACTGCGGCACCGTGCTCGACGAGCAGTCTGTGTCCGACGAGGGTCGCTGGATCGTGCTGCCGCCGTGGGCCGTGGCGCTCATCAAGAAGAGCGATCTGCGCATCGCCTCCCTGGCCGGGGACGGCGTTTCGATCCTGCGCAACGGCAAGATCGGTGAGATCGACCGATTCACGGTCTATCAGAGCCGCAACCTGCTGGCGCAGACCTCGCCCGGCCAGGCTCACTACGCCATGTTCGGCCACAGCGCCGGCCTGACGTTCGCGGCCCAGGTGGTCGAGTGCGAGATGATCCAGAACCCGAACGACTTCGGGTACATCGTCCGCGGCCTGATGGTCTACGGCTACCAGGTCGTCGGCCCGAAGTACGTGGGCACTGCCGTCATTAGGCGTGGATAAATAGGTTAATATCGGGGCTCTTGCAAGGAGTCCCGATGAGACCTATGCCAACGCTTGAGCAGCTTCAAGAGCTTTTGAACGTGAACGCTGAGACTGGCGAAGTTGTCTGGCGCGTTGCTCGCAACTCGCGCGGCGGCTTTGTCAAGCCAGGTGTAGCGGCTGGCTGGAACGACAGCCACGGCTACCGGACAGTCACGGTGATGCAGCGAGACATCAAGCTGCATCGCCTTGTCTGGCTGTTTGTGCACGGGAAGTGGCCTGTCGGGCAGATCGATCACGTAAACGGAAACCGGTCTGACAACCGAATCTCCAATCTACGCGAAGCCTCAGCCACAGTGAATACCCAGAACTACCATGGGCTGCGCCGGCACAATACGTCCGGTGTGACCGGGGTGTACTGGGACAAACGGCGGACCGTGTGGGTGGCGCAGATCAGCGCAAGCAAGAAGCACATCCATCTCGGGCAGTTCGCCAGCAAGGACGAAGCCGCGGCGGCCGTCAAGGCTGCCCGGTCGAAGTACCATCCAGAAGCTCACGAAGCCAGTATCATTGCCGCACTGCGGCCTGCTCCCCAGGAGAACCCAAGATGAAGACCTCGAACCCCTACGCGCCGTCGATGACGGCCAAGATGCCCGCGGACACCATCTCCAGCGAGCTGTCCAAGGCCGGCGGCAAGGCCAAGGCCCGATTCCACCCGCCCCAGGCCATCAACCGCTCGACGGGCGGCGGTGGCGGTGCGGTGAAGCACCGCGCCACCCCGGGCGCCGACGGCCAGTGATCGACTGACCAGATCGCGGCGCCTACGGGCGCCGCAATCCCATCTACCTACCCCGGGACGCCGCAATGACGATCTCAGCCGCACAAGCGGACGCGATGGCCACGCGCCACGCCAGCACCAAGCGCCAGGACACGTCCTCGCCGCTGCTCATCAACACCAAGGACGGGCGGCTGATGCCGAACGTCCCGAACATCCGTCTGCTCCAGGAGTACCGCCCGTACCATGGCGACCCGAAGGCGGACATCACCACCCGCATGGCCTACCTGCGCTCGGGCGGCCACGGCCGTACCGTGACCGCGGCCTCGGTGGACGACCATCCGTTCGACGTGTCCAAGGCGACCAAGGATGAACTGGTGGCCTTCGCCATGAACGAGTTCGGCGCTGCGCTGGACCCCACCGCCGACATCCGCAGCCTGCGCAAGCGCGTGGCGGAACTGGCTGACGCGGCAGGCTCGCTGGCCTGATCGGCATGCTGGCGTCGGACATCCTCACCCCCGCCCGGCACACGCTGCTGGACGCCGGAGCCGTAGCGTGGACCGACGCCGAGCTGCTGATCTACCTGAACGAGGCGATCCGCGACTCCGTGGCGGCGAAGCCCGACATCTACCCGGTGTCTGGCGAGATCCCGCTGGTGGCCGGCATCGTACAGGCCCTGCCCACCGGCGGGGTGCTGCTGATCGACATCACCCACAACACCGGCACCGGCCGCACCGTCACGGTGACCGACCTGGCGCTGCTGCAGGAAGCGAACCGCTTCTGGCCGGCGGCCACACAGCAGGCCGAGGTGGAGAACTTCGCCGTCGATCCGCGCACGCCGCGCAAGTTCCTGGTCAGCCCTCCGAACGACGGTGGAGGGCAGTTGTACGGCACCTACGGGGGCACACCGGCTGCGCTGACCGCCACGACGGACACGTTCCCGCTGCTGGACATCTACCAGCCAGCCATCACGGCCTACGTGATCGGCCGGGCCTACGCCAAGAACTCGAAGCGGCAAGACCTCGCCAAGGCCGCCGCGTACCGGCAGCAGTGGGCACAGGCCCTCGGCGCGAAGTCCGTAGCGACCGCCACGACCGTCCCGCACGTCTCGCAGAGCCCTGACCTATGAGCCTCGTTCAGGTCAATGACCAGTTGACGAACATCGCCCAGATCGTGCGGCGCTGCCCCACGGTCACGCTGCGGCGGGCCTTCGTACGTGCGTACCGCGATTTCTGCGAGCAGACGAAGTTCGTCACGATCAACGCCTCGGGTACGACATCGGGCGGCGTCGCGCAGTACGACATGGGCTCGGACCCCTACCTGGAGATCATCGGCCTGCGCGCCGTCCAGGTGACACAGACGATCGGCGGACGTGAGCAGCGCTGGCCGGCCGTGGCCAGCGACCCAGGCACGTGGAACCCGAATCTGCCCCAGGGCCGGCCTACGGTGTTCGCCTACGTGCCGCACGGGCAGTTCGTGCTGCACACCGTGCCGGACGGCGCGTACGGGATCACCTACACCGCGGTGGTGCAACCCAAGACCGAAAACGTGTCGTGGGTGCCCGGCGAAGGACTGGCCCAGTTCAGCAACGAGGTCGAGGCCGGGGCGCTGGCGTACCTGCTGCGCATCCCAGGCCAGCCGTGGACAGACCCGAACGCCGCCGAGCGGCACGAGCGCGACTTCCGCAGCGGCATCTCGAACGCCAAGGCGCAGGTGCAGCGCAGCCACAACATGGGCTCCCAGCGGGTGCGCCCGCGCCCGTTCATCAGGTGACCCACCATGGCAACCTTCGGCTTGACCCCCGTCGTCTCGGCGTTCCCGACACCGGCGGCTGAGGGCTTTCCCAATTACATCCAGTTCCAAGCCAACGGCACGAACCTGGGAGCGGCCGACGCCGACACGGTCAACTTCGTTGGTGGGCGGGTCACTCGCGGCACTGGCGAGAACTCCGGCGCCGTGACGGTCACCATGGCCGGCATGGTGTGGCGCGACGTGACGGGCAACACCACCCTGGTGCGGGGGGACGCCGAGAACGGCATCGCAACCACCGGCAGCACCGGCACGCAGACGATCACCGTGCCCGCGGACACCGGGGACGCGGCGACGGACCTGCCGGTGGGCTCTTGCGTGGTGCTGTTCCAGGCAGGCGCCGCCGGACTGGCGGTGCAGCCCGGGGCGGGGGTGACGCTCCTGTACCGCACCGCCGCGTTCACCGCCACGGCGGCAGGGCGGTACGCCACGCTGACGCTCGTGAAGCGCAGTGCGAACATCTGGCTGCTCTGCGGCGACATGGGGGCGTTGTGATCCCGCGCGGCGCAAGCGCAGGCGCGCGCATCCCGCGCATCCCGCACCCCCCGCCGCCGACGAGCTACCCGGGGCTGCTGATGCACTTCGACGGCGACTTGGCGGACGCTTGCCGTGGGCGCACCTTCGTGTCGGACCCCGCGGCTGCGGCCTGGACGGACGCAACCGCCAAGTTCGGATCCGCGTCGTTCACCGCGCCAGCAACGCCAGTCACGTACCCGGTGGCGACGGACCAGCACATGGCCGACTTTGCGTTCGGTACTGGGCCGTTCACGATTGAGTTCTGGGTGTTCCGCCCCACGTCGACCCCTGTGGTTGGCACGGTGGTCGAGTACCGTTCCGGCGGCACGATGGTCTGGGCCGTTCGGCACACGTACAACGAAGCGAACAGCACGCCTCAGTTCTACCAAGCCGCCGGGCCGGTTGTTCAGACCGCAAGCGCGTACACGACGGGCGTGTGGCATCACATCGCCGTGTGCTCTGGCGACGGCGCGGGTACGGTGCGAATCTACAAGGACGGTACGCTCCTGGTCACCGGATACCGCGGGGCACTGGTCGGCGCGGTGAGCCCTGCAACGATCACCATCGGCTCGGACTTGCAGGGCAGCTCGTACATGGACGACCTTCGCGTCCTGCCCGTCGAGGTCTACACTGGCAGCAGCTTCACGCCGCCTGCGGCACCTCTTGCCCCGTTCGTTACCCTCGGCTGACATGCGCCTTGCCATCGACAACTTCCGCGGCGAACTCCCCCGAAGCACGCCGCGCGGCCTGCCGGACAGCGCGGCGCAAGCCGCGGTAAACGCCCGCTTGCTGTCCGGTGACCTGACCGCGTGGCGGCAGTTCGCCACCGAAGCGGGGTTGTCAAACACGGGGCCGGTGCGGACCATCTATCGGCTCGCGGGCACGGCGTGGTTGTCCTGGGACTCCGACGTGGACGTGGCGCGCGGTACTACCGGCGGGGACACGACGTACCGGACGTACCTCACAGGCCCCGCGGAGTACGCGCAGCCGCGCATGACCACCCTGGCGCTTGCCACCAGCGGTGCGCACCCGTACCCGACGCAGACCCGCCCCCTGGGGGTGCCTCCGCCGGACACGACGCCCGCCGTGACGGTCACTGCTGCGGAATCGGCGGCGAACAACGTCACGGCCACCGATGCCTGCGCAACGCTGGGCGGGTGGACGACATCCGGGTACACGAACTCCGGGTCGACCTTCAGCGCGGTCACGATCGAAGCCGGGAGCGGGAACCCTGCACCGAGCTTCCGCGTTGAATCCGTTCGGACCAACCAAGCCCCCGCCTACTTCTACCGTGACTTCGGGATCGCCAACGCGACCGTGCTCACGATGTCGGCGGATGTGGCGGTGACGGCTACGATCCACGGCGACTACTTCCTGGCTTTGCGCTTCGCCAACTCGTCAACCGGTGCCGGACTTGGTGTGATCCTCGCCAACGGAATGCTTCACCTCGGGCTGGCGATGTCGTGGGACTCGTCGCCCGCGTCGACGGCTTCGGCGACCGCAGCCCTGGCAACCGCGTCGCACCCGTCCGCGAGCACGACGTGGTACACGGTGCGGGTCAGCATCTCCACAAACGCGGACAGCACGCGGGCGGTGACCGCGACGGTGCTCGTTGGCGGAGTGACGGTGGCCACGGCGTCAAGCACGATGGCGGTTGCGATCGGGGGGTACTGCGGCGGTGGCGTGCTGACCTCGGTCGACGACAACATGTTCACCCTGTACGACAACTTCACGGTCAACGCTACCGGTTTCCCTGCCGCGGACATCATCACGACCGCGACAGCCTACGTCTTCACCTTCGTCAACGATCTCGGCCAGGAGTCGGCGCCGAGCCTGCCGAGCGCCACGGTCACGCGGCCGGACGGCGCCAGTGTGGCGGTCACCACGCCGACAGCAGCGCCGTCGGGTGTCTCAGACGCCTACGGGATCGCGAAGAAGCGGATCTACCGCGCCGTCACGGGCAACTCCGGCACGGCGTACCAGTTCGTCGCGGAGACCCCGCTGGCGCAAGCCAAGTACGTGGACCTGCTGACGGACGCTGAACTTGGTGCGGTGCTGGAGTCCGACACCTGGGCGCTGCCCCCTGATGACCTGCGGGGCATCCTGGCGCTGCCGAACGGCGTCATGGCCGGGTTCAGCAAGAACCAGCTTTGCCTGTCGGCGCAGAACTACCCGCACGCCTGGCCGGTGGAGTACCGGCTGAACACCGACACGGCCATTGTGGCGATCGGCAACGTGGACAACGCCGTGGTGATCGGCACCGAAAGCCACGTCTACGTGGCGGTCGGCAACGACCCGGCCGCGTACTCCATGAGCAAGTCCGAAGTGCCGTATGCGTGTGTCAGCAAGCGATCGCTGGCGTACCTGACCGGCGTTGGCGTGGTCTTCGCCGGCACGGACGGCCTGATGGCGGTGGCCGGCGTCGGGCAGGTGCGCAACCTGACCGAGAACGTGTTCACGCTCCGGCAGTGGCAGGCACTGGCACCCAGCAGCATCACGGCGGTGGCGCACAACGACATCTACTGGATGTCGTACGACACCGGAACGCACAAGGGCTGCTACGCGATCGACACCCGCCAGAACGGGTTTGGTGTGGTGGAGATGGCGTTCCATTTCACCGCGGCCTGGGTTGATCCGAAGACCGACCGGCTGTTCATGGTGCTGGATGAGAACGCAGAGCCGGACGACCCGAGCCTGCCTGTCCACCCGGTGACGCCGGTGTACTTGTCCGGCACCACGATCTACGAGTTCGACGGGGACGCTGCGGTCCCGATGACCTACCGGTGGCGCAGCAAGCTCTGGCTGGCCCCGCCAACCGCGTTCTCGATTGCCCAGGTGCGCGCCGAGAGCTACACCAACCTGCTGGTCCGGTTCTACGCCAACGGCGTGCAGTTCTACGAACGCGCGGTGACCGAAGAAACCGAGTTCGTGCTCCCCCTGACGGACTCACGCACGCAGTTCGAGATCGAGCTGCTGGGCACGGACCCGGTGCGGGTCGTGCAGATGGCCGAAGACGTGTTGGAGCTGGGCTGATGGCGCTCGGCCGCCCCGCCATCGCTACCCCCCGCGCGCTCGACCTGCGCGCGGTGCAGGCCGCGATCGAGAGCACTCGGCAGCGCATCGAGGCGCTGGAGCAGCGCGTTACCGGGCTGTCCACCGGCGGCGGCGGCGGCGGCGCGCAGAGCGCAGGGGCGAGCGCGGTAGCGAGCGCGACGCTGGCCGCGCTGACCGCAGAGATCGAAGCGCAGCGCAGCAACCTGACGGCACTCACGTCCCGGGTCGCAGTGCTGGAGACCGAGGTGGCCGCGCTGACCGCTGCGGCAGCCACAGCCGGCGACGTGGTGTTGTACGATTCCGCAGGCCAGGCGATCCTGGCCAACAACCGAGCCATCTTGGTGGCCTGATATGCCGAAACCCAGCGGTCTTCCCTTCGTCCCCAGCGGGCTTGCTGTTGCCCCCAGCTCGATCGTCATCGTCGAGTTGGTCACGGGCGCGGTGGTCCAGGCAACGGTGGCCGACATCTTGGCGCTGGCCGCGGCGAGCACGCCGCACCAGTGCATCGCCGTCGCGTGCAGTGACGAGGCCACGGCGCTGACCGCCGGGACGGCCAAGGTCACGTTCCGCATGCCCTACCCGATGACACTGACCGGTGTCCGCGCTTCGCTGACCACTGCGCAGACCAGCGGGTCGATTTTCACGGTCGACGTGAAAAAAGCGGGCGCGTCGATCCTGAGCACCAAGATCACGATCGACAACGGCAAGAAGACCAGCACCACCGCCACGACCGGGCCGGTCATCAGCGACACGGCGCTGGCCGACGACGCCGAGATCACGATCGACATCAACCAGATCGGGGACGGTACAGCCAAGGGGCTGAAGGTCTATCTGATCGGGACGCCAGCATGATGCTGCTGAACCCCTACCGATTCGCGGCAGGCGGGGGCCCCCCGCCTCCGGCCACGGATCCGTACTGGGCGAACGTCGTGCTGCTGATGCATTTCGATGGGTCAGACGGGCAAACGACGACGACTGATTCGTCCTCTTACGCTCGCTCGGTGTCATCTGCTGGGTCGTTGCTGCCAACACTGTCCACAACGGACGCTCGGTTCGGCGCCACCGCAGCGCTATTCACTGGGGGCGGTAACTCGGCGTTTACGTGCGCGGCTTCGGCAGACACGCAGTTCGGGACCGGCGATTTCACCGTCGAAATGTGGCTGCGCGCCGAAAGTTTTGGTACGAGCCCCTACGTCGTGTCAAACCGGCGGTCATCCTCGGGATTGGGTTGGTACATAACCTTGGGCACGGCGGGAGTCGTGTCGTGGGGGTGGGATGGCGGCTTGGCTTCTTTCGGCTACCTCACCGCGACAACGTGGCAGTACCTGGCGTTTCGGCGCGCATCTGGCGTCTTGGAGTGCTGGGTTGACGGTACGCGGTCAGGAGCGCCGCTAGCCCACACCGTCGATTACCAGCTTGTTGACCGGCTTATGTCCATAGGGCGAGATAATTCGTCCGGCAACAACCTGAACGGGCGCGTTGACGAACTGCGCATCACCAAAGGCGTGGCCCGAGACGTGTCCGCCGTGCCCACCGCGGCGTTCCCGACGGGCTGACTGCGGTGCAGGATTGGCGACGCGCGGCCCCAACTGAAGTGCTGGCGAGGCTGCGGCGTGTCGTTCCTCGCGTACTCACAGATTCACAAGCGTGCAGGATCGCAGATCAGTGCGACAATCCGAACACGCTGGCGCTGGCCGGCACTGACGGCCTGCTGGTCGTGCAGTTGAGGCCAGACCCAGCCGGAGAGCATCTGGAACTGTTCGTCCTGGCAGCAGTGGCAGACCGGTTCGGGGCTTTCCGCCGGCAAGACGCCGTTGTGCTGCAGATGGCACACGATCTTCAGGCATCGACCGTTGCGTTTCGCGCCGCTCGCCGCGGCTGGAAGCGCGTGCTGGGGCCGGAGTGGTCCCCGCGAGGTGACGAAGAGTTCGTGAGGAGCGTCGACAGTGGGCGGCAACGATAGCGTCAAAGAAACCCCCGCGCAACAGGCGTTGGCACAGCACGCCAACAACCTGATGTCCGACTACCAGATGCGGTGGGCGCCGGTGCAGCAGCGCATGATCGAGGTCACCAACAAGATGGGGGCCCCCGATTCAGGCGTGCGCGAGGCGGCTGCCGGGCGGGCCGGCGCGGATGTTGAGGCCCAGTTCGGGCAGGCGGGGCAGAAGTTGGCGGCCGGGCTGAGCAGCACGGGTGCCGGGGTCGGGTCCAGCAAGGGCAAACTGGCCATGGGCGGCCTGAGCTTGGACAAAGCCGCGGCCAAGGGGCAGAACATCGCCATCTCCGACCAAGCGGTCACCCACGCATACATGCAGGGTCTGTCGTCCATCGCGGCCATGGGCCGAGGCGAGCGCGCGCAGGTGGACACCGGGTTGGCAGATCAGGCCGGCATGAGCGCCAGGCAGGCCGCAGTCGACGCCGACATCTCGCTGCAGAACCGCATGGGCAACGCGCAGGTTGCGGGGCAGGCAGCCGGTCTGGGGTACTCCGCCGCGAAGAAGCCGAGCGGGGGCGAGCAGCCCCCGGCCGGAATCAACGGCGGAACCTACCTGCCGAACAGCATGCGCGGCCAGAACAACTACAGGTGACACATGGGCTTCGCCAGCAACACCTACGCAGCGCTGACGCGACAGCAGTGGGCGGACTACGTGTCCACCTACGTGCCGATCGAGAACAAGCTGATCGGCTTCGCCACGGACGCCACGCAGCCGGCCAAGGCGATGGCCGCGGCCAGCCAGAACGTGCAGAACGCATTCGCGGCGCAGGAAGGCGACTTCCAACGCAAGATGCAGGGCCTAGGCGTGTCGCTCACCGCAGACGAGCAGGCCGCCCAGCAGCGAGCCGCTGGGCTGAGCAAGTCGTTGGCCGACGTACAGGCGCAGAACGTGGCGCAGTCGCAGACCCGCAACCTCCAGTACGGACTGATGGGCAGCCCGGCGCCGGACGCGACGAAACAGGCCACGCAATCAGGAGTGTGAAATGGCGACCTACGGACTTGGCGGATCCCTCGCCGGCACCGCGCAGCAGCAGCAGGTCGAGGCAACCGGCCTCTTCGCTCAGGCCGCGAAGCAAGAAGAGCAGCGCGAGCTTGAGAACAAGCAGCGCGCGCAGCAACGGAAAGCCGGGAACGCTTCCCTGGGTGCTTCTGTCGGGGCGATGGGTGGTATGGCGATTGGCGCGGAGTACGGCTCGGCTGGCGGTCCCTGGGGCGCCGCGATCGGCGCTTTGATCGGTGGCATCGCTGGCGGGCTCGCTTGAGGGGTAACCATGGCAAGTAGCGTTGGGGAGGCACTCTCCCAAGGTCTCGAACGTGGCATGAGCCTGGGTTTCCAGATCCAGGACCGCGAGCGGCAAGCCGAGATGGACAAGCGGCAGCAGATGGAGCGCGACCGGGCGTTCGGGCTGCAGCAGCAACAGTACGCCGACCAGCAGGCGCGGCTGGCGGCACAGGACACGCGGCAAGCGGACGCCGACCAGTGGAAGGCGCTCAACGACGAGCACGCGGAGCTGCTGGACACGGTGACCGGACTGCAACGGTCTGGCCAGCCGGTGCCAGCAGAGCTTGGGCAGCGGATCACCACCAACGCGAGCGCCCGCCGGGAGCACCGCGAGAAGGTTCTCGCGCCGCGGTTGGCCGCCGAGCGCCAAGGGGCGCTCGATCTGTTCTCCCGAGTACAGGCCGGGCAGGTGGACCCGAACACCCTGTCTGGGCCCGAGCTGTACCGCAACATGAGCCTGGCCACCGGACGCACGCCGGAGCAGTTGCTGGATGCCGCCGGTGGCGCGCAGATGGCGGTTCAGGGGCTCCAGTCGAAGAACCAGGGCATGACCCTTCAGGGCGTCAACAAGATGCTCGCTTCGGATCTCCGTGCTGGGGTGGGTGGTGAGAGCCCCTACGGCGGGGAGATCGTGCGCAAGGAGATCATCCACCTGCTGCCGGCCCAGGATGCGAACGGGCAGGACCACCCCGACAAGGTGATGCCGGTGGTGCGGGTGTACGTGCGCACGCCACACGCCGAAGGGCGCCCAGAGAGCGGTGGGGTCACGTTCTACGACGCCCCGCTGACTGAGAACCGCAGCACCGACCCCAACGACAAGGTGAAGGTGATCGACCTCGCCCACGCCTTCGATTACATGGGCCAGCTCGGGGCGCTGTCGGCCGTGTTGCAAGACCCGCAACTGCGCGCCAAGCTGGACGAAGGCGCCAAGGCCGTGGGCGACCAGACCAAGGCCGACGTGGACGCGATGACGGCGCTGGGCCGCAGCAAGCTGAAGCCGGCGGAAAGTGCGTTGCTGGCGCTATCGCCGGAAGAACGGGCCGACGCGAACCGGGTCACCGCAGGACTGAAGCCGAAGGCGAAGGAACCGGCGGCGGGCGTGCAGGGCCTGATGGCCAAGCTCGCCGAGGTCGATGCTGCGGAAGCGAACGGAGACATTTCGCCGGAGCAGGCCAACCGGGAACGCACGGCCTTGCGCACCGGAGTG